AGAACATTCTCATGTTCTTCTGTGCTGCAAACCCCGGTGCGTGGAACAACCGCATTTCCGTTCAAATTCGCCCGTCTAATCCGCGCGGTGTTCCGGTCGGTCAAGCTCACGACGTTCTGCAATTCTACGTCGATGTGTTCTACGATTACGCTGGCCCGAATAGTCTTCCGGTCGAAACTTTCCTTGTTTCTCGTAAACTGGAAATCGACGGTGAAGGTCGTCAGATGTTTGTTGAGCAACGTATCAATACTACATCGAAATACATTCGGGTTAAGAACAATCCGCTGTGCCCTGATGTAGCCATCAAGAAAACTGCCTTCGTTGCTTTCGGTGGTGGTACTGATGGTGCCCGTGTTTCTGAGAATCAAATCGCAGCAGCGTATGCTCATTTTGAGGATTACGAAACACAAGAGGGCAACCTGTTCATCAACTGCGGTCAGTCTTTCCCTTCGGTTCAGCGAGAAATGTCTCGTGTTTGTGAGAACCGTGGTAACAGCTTCCCGCTGCTGGATGTTCCCTCGAATCGTGAAGACGTTATTTCTGCACGCGCTTACCGTCTGAATGATCTGAACCTGAACACCTCCTACGGTGCGCTGTACGCTCCTAACATTCCTTGTTATGATCCGTACAACGATCTGGAAGTTCTGATTCCTATGAGTGCTTTCGCCGCTAAGTCGTGCGCTCGTGTGGATACCGAACGTTCTATCGGTCACGCTCCGGCTGGTCTTCGTTATGCGAAGATCGAATCCTCTCGTTTCCCTCCGGTGCTGTCTAAGGTTCGTATTTACCGTCAAGGTGAACGCGATGCTCTGGACAAAGCACAGGTAAACGTTGCACGTCGTTTGAAAGGTCAAGGCGTATTCATCAACGGCGAAGAGACGCTGCTGCTGGTTCCGAGTTCTTTCCGTAACGTCAGTGTGCGTCGCTCTATCTCCGCTGCACGTCGCGCGATTGCTATGGCAACTCTCGTCGGTGTGTTTGATCCTAACGATGATTACCTGCGTCAATCGCTGGTCAATATCGCTGAGACTTACCTCAAGCCTCTCGCTGCTGGCCCTGATCGTCGTTTCTACGCTTTCGAGGTTGTGTGTGATGAACGCAACAACCCGCCGGAAGTCGTAGCTGCTGGTCAACTGAAAATCGATCTGTTCCTTGATCCGACTATCAGCGCAAAACGCATCCACCTGACGGCTCATATCCAAGGGCCGGGTACTGTAGCAATCATCGACAACACATAAGGAGGCTTCGGCCTCCTTTTGGAGAACCTCATGGAACTTCGCCTTGAACAAATGATCGCTTCTCTGGAAACAGTGAGCGATATTCGTAACCTGCAACCGAACAACCCTATCATTGTTCGTTTGAGCCATCCGACTAACGCCACAGTCCATGTAATCGCTCTGGCGTACAACGAGCCGTATCAACAGGTACTGCCGATCAACGTAACATGGTTCGACTTTAATCCGCAATCGCCGAATTATCGTCGCGCTCTGCGTCGTGAAAGCAAAGTATCGTCCGGCGGTTTCCAACATAGTTGGCGAATTATCGACACCTACGACGAAGTGTTCGTGCATCAAGAATACGATGCTATCGACACTGAGTTCCTGACCAACGTTCAGAGCGTCCCTGCTGCATCTGTGACTGTACTCGGTACTGTTAAGCTGAGTCATGCTCCTACTGATCCGGCAAACCCTGTAGTTGTGGTCGAAGGTGATCCACGTCTGAGCGATGCTCGCCCGCCGCGTTCGCACAGCCACCCGCAACAGCCTGCACAACAACTGAAAACCTCCACTGGTGTTGTAAACATCAGCGGCTCCGGTGCTCCAGAAGTAGGTGCGGTACTGATCGCCACTAGCCCCAACTCCGCTGAATGGCGCCGTCTGACTACCACGGATATTCGCTGATATGGCAACGACTCTGGCAGAGTTCATTGAACAGTCTCTGTCGCTCGCTGATCTTCGGAACTTGAGCGAAGAGAACCCGGTAGTTATCCGGGTTAATTCCCCCGTGGATGGTGAAGAGTTTCAAATTGTGGTTGCCCACAAAGAACCTTCTTTCAGCATCCTGCCGTATAACGTGACATGGATCGTTGCTGATCCGCAGAGCGCTAACTACAAGCGTGCCATGCGTCGCGTAACTAGCTTGGCTTTTGCAGGCTACCGTAACACTTGGGAAATTCTCACCATTCTCGAAGATATTTGGGCCGTTGCTCAATACTACGAGTACAGTGGCAGTTTCCAACTCGGTGAAGTAGAACTGAATGGCGTTTCTTTCGCCACCATGAATGTTCGCGGTACTGTAAAGCTGCTGAACAATCCGGTTGATACTGATCCTGACGCTGATCCTGCTAATCCTGTTGCGATTAGCTCGAACGATCCGCGCATGACTGATGCTCGTGATCCTCTTCCTCACACTCACCCGCTTGCTCCGGCAGAAATGCTTGCAGGTTCTGGTGGTGTGAATGAGTTCTTTGTCACCATCAAAGATAGTCAGCCGCCGCAGCCCGGTCAGGCGCTTGTTCTTACTGGTGCTGGCGATGAGCCGAACGAGTGGATGGGCTACTGGCGTAACATCAACCAATCTGACGTTGATTACAACGGCCCGACTTTCGACGATCTGGAAATTTACACCAGCGCCGTAGAGTTCAATGAAAAGCAACCGTATGTGTTCCGCGCTAACGCTAAGTTCAGCGATGGTTCCACTGTTGCTAACGTGCCTGCTCTGTGGTCGATTGTTGTCGGTGGTTCCTATAGCAGCATCAGTGCTACTACTGGTACTTTCGTCAGCAACGAAATCGTCGGCGACAAAGATGTTCGCATCCAAGCTACTTGGACTCATGCTGCATCCGGTCAATCGCGTACCAAGACCTTCGACTTCACCGTCAAAGACGTTACGGTTTATCGTGTACTGGAGTCTCTCAGCATTCAAGGCCCGGCTTCGGTCAACGAAGGCAACAACGCAACTTACAGTGTTACTGCGCACTATGACGATGGCACTACTCAAGGTGTTACTCCGTCTACGTTCCTTAGCAGCAATGCCGCCGCCGGTACTTTCAATGCCTCGACTGGTATTTTCAGTGCCGCGCAACTTGTGGGTAATGCGACTACCGCTATCAGTGCATCGTACTCTGAGAACGGTGTAAGCAAGTCCGCCACGTTGAACGTCACCGTTGTTGACACTACTGTTTATCCGGTAAGTGCTTCGATCAACGGCCCTGCTACTGTCAACGAAAACGCAAGTGCTTCCTATAGCATGATCGTAAGTTTCAGCGACAACTCGTCGCGTGCTGTGTCGATCACCAATTGGGCATCTAGCAATCTGGCTGTTGCAACCATCAGCCCGGTGTCTGGTGCCATGACTGCTATGGAAGTGAACGGGAATCAGAACGTTGTAATCTCTGGCTCCTACACTTCGGAAGGCGTGACCGTAAACGCATCGATCACTGTAAGCGTGCGTGACCTGACTGTTTATCCTGAGAGTGCAAACATTCTCGGCCCGAACACTGTCAACGAAAGCACTACTGCAACCTTCCAGTTCCGTGTGAACTTCTCTGACGGTACTAACATCATCGTTCCGGTGTCCAATTGGGCTTCGAGCGATACTACTGTAGCGACAATCAATGCCACCACTGGTGTGTTGACTGCTGCGGTTGATGTGAAACCTGATCAGACAACCGTTGTTAGTGCATCGTACACGTCGGAAGGCGTTACTGTTTCTGACAACCGTACCATCACTGTGAAAGATATCACTGTGTATCCGCAGTCTGCTGTTATTCTCGGTTCGACTAACATCGATGAGAACACTACAGCTTCTCTGGAACTGCAAGTGACTTTCACTGACGGCAGCGTGTCCGTGGTTCCGGCTAAGGCTTGGCAATCCTCGAACATCGCTATCGCCACTGTGAATACAACTGGTACTGTAACAGCGGCTGCGAACGTTATCGGTAATCAGCAGTTCAACATCACTGCTACCTACGAACTGAACGGCGAAGAGATTTCTACTCAGAAGACCTTCACCGTCGTAGACCGTACTTCGTATCCTGTATCTGCAACTATCGTTGGCCCGGCCAGCGTGAACGAAGGCACCGACACTCAGTATCAACTGTCTGTGACTTTTGCTGATACGACTGTTCGTACTGTCACCGCAACATCTTGGGCATTCAGTAACGTTGCTGCTGGCTCTGTTTCTGCCGCTGGTGTGTTTACCTCGGTAGCGAATACTCAAAGCAACATGAGTGGTCAACTGACTGCCTCTTACACTCTCGACGGTACTACAGTGAACGCTGCGCGTACTCTGACTATCGTTGATAGCACTGCTTATCCGCAGTCTGCTACTGTGAGTGGCCCGGCCAGTGTGAACGAAGGCGGAAACGCTACTTACCAACTGTCTGTGACATTCTCCAACTCTACTACCGCATTCGTGCCGGTAACGAATTGGGAAATCACTTCTGGCAGCGAGTGGGGCAGCATTGATGCTTCGACTGGTGTTCTGACTATTGTTCCCGATGTAACTCTCGGCGACAAGTCGATTACTATTCGTGCTTCGCACACTGTAGATGGTGTAACTGCTACTGGCACGCGCACTATCACTGCCAAAGACCTGACGATCTATCCGGCTTCGATTGTTATCGTTGGTGCTGACACGATCAATGAAGGTTCTTCCGGTCTGTATGCGGCGCAAGTCACCTACACTGATGATAGTGTGGAAGACAAAACCGCAGAAGTCACTTGGAGCCTCACTGATTCCACCCACGCTTCTATCGCTGCTGGTAACGTGACTGTTGCGCAGATCACTGGTGGTAACAAAACCACTACAGTTCAAGTGTCCTTCACTGAAAACGGCGTGACTCGCACTGCCACTAAAGCCATCACTCTGGTTGACACCACTGTGTATCCGCAGTCTGCTGCTATCATTGGCCCGAACGAGTTCAATGAAGGCGACGCTGCTATTCAGTACGTTCTGCGTGTTACCAAAACTGATGCAAGCACCGAAGACGTTACCGTTACTTCTTGGCAAACCAGCAACGTAAACGCTGGTGTTCTGCTGAATGATGGTACGTTCACTCCGGCAGCTTCCGTAACTGGTGCTGCTCTGGCTACGACTATCACTGCAACTTACACTCTCGACGGTGTGACCGTAACTGGCACTCTGAACGTAAGTGTGAAAGATGCCACTGTGTATCCGCAGTCTGCTCGTATCCTCGGTGCGGATAGCATTGATGAGAACAACAGTGCTCAGTATCAACTCGAAATCACCTATACCAATGGTGTAGTTGATATCGAACCTGTCAACAGTTGGACTCTGGCTGATTCCACCTACGCTTCTATCGATGCTGCTGGTGAAGTCACTACTCTGCCTGTGACTGGTAACAAGACAATCGAAGTGCGTGCGGATTTCACCTCTAACGGTCAAACCGTAAACGCTACTAAGAACGTCACTGTTGTCGATACCACTGTGTACGTCGCTAGCCTGAACGTAACCGGCCCGACAGAAGTAACCGAAGGTTCCACTGTGAACTTCTTGGCGACTGCTGTTTACACCGATGCTTCTAGCCAGCCTGTTACTGCTCTGTGGTCTGTGTTCCCGACTTCGCAAGGTAACATCGACTCGGCAGGTACTTTCACCGCTTCCTCTTCTGTAGTAGGTGATCACGTTGTAACGATCACTGCGACCTACACTGAGAACGGTGTGACCGTAACAGAAGAGTTTGATCTGATGGTTAAGGATGCTCAACCGTATCCGACTGCTATCACGATCATCGCTCCGACTTCTCTGAACGAAGGTCAAACTTCTTCTCTGCAATGTCGAGTGACTTACAGCGATGCCTCTAACGTGATCGCTTCTTCTGGTGTAACTTGGTCGGTTGATAACGGTTCGTATGGTTCCATCGATACCAACGGCGTTCTGACTGCTGCTCAGGTAGCAGGCGGTAACAAGACTCTGAACGTCACCGCCGTGTACGAGGAAAACGGTTTGGAATTTACGCAGGTTGCTCCGGTAACTATCGTAGATACCACTCTGTATCCGCAGTCTCTGGTTATCACTGGCCCGAACCAAGTAAACGAGGAAACTGGCAGTCATCAGTTCACTGCAACTGTTAGCTATCAGGATTCTTCTACCGCTAACGTAACTTCTGCTGCTGGTATTACTTGGAGCGCTTCGCAGGGCACTATCAGTGCTTCTGGCGTGTTCACTGCTCCGACTGTGACCAGCAACCAGAACATTACCATCACAGCTACCTACATCGAAGCCGGTCAGACTGTTTCCGATACGCACACTGTTCAAGTTCTGAACGTTGTAATCGTTCCGCAGTCTGTTGCAATTTCCGGCCCGACTAACGTTCCTGCTGGTGGTACTGCGAACTACACCGCAACTGTTACTTACAGCAACGGTACTACTGCTGAGAAAACTACGCAGGGTACTTGGAGCCGCAGTAACGCTGCCGCTGGTTCTATTGGCGCAGCAACTGGTGTGTTCACCGCAGCAGCGGTTGGTTCTACTACTGCCACTAACATCGTCTTCAACTACACTGAAAACGGTACGCCTGTTTCGGCAACTCTGCCGATCAACGTTACTGTTGCAGTTGTACCGCTCGCTCGTTTCGGTAAAGGTCAGTTCGCTGGTCTGGACTTCACGGGCGGTAAAGATGACGGTCAGAATGGCGGCCTGAACCTTGAAGGTCAACCGTACCAGCAGTGGACTGGCCCGCAGGACTTCTTCAATAGTGTCCTGACTAACCAGATGACTGCTAACACCAACGGTCAAACTTTCAGCTTGAATCTGCCGACAGGTGCTGATTACGGATACTTCGCGCATCCGTCTTCGCTCGGTACTGCGACGCTTATCGACCAATCGACGATGTTCCCCGGCGGTTGGGACGGTGCGACGTGGGAAACTGACGGTAACTTCGGTGAAACTACCGGCCCGATTGAAGTCACTATCGATGATGGCACAGGCCCGCGTCTGTGGAAAATCTATCGTACCGACTTCTCCGGTATCGGTCAGTACACT